TCCATATCATCTAGCCTTTCCAGGATAACCTTGATTTGCATCTTGGCTACCGCACTGGCCGCTACTACAGACACTAGCATACCTGCCAGTGTTAGTACCAGCCTAAGATCAATTGAGCTTTCCATTAGGGTTTGCTTTTTGCAAAAGAACGCGATCTAGCAATTACACCCGGATTATCGTCTTTAAAAGATGGAGAAAAAGACTCTTCTCTAGTTTTTGCTAGTTGATTGTTTGATAAATTTTGTATCGCGTTTAGGGTTTTAGTCCCGAACAATCCGTCTGGTGTGGTCCCTGCGGCTTTTTGAATTAACCGCATCCCCCCCTTGTAACCGCTATGAGTCATTATGTCAAATATTTGATTTTTTAAATGCGGTGGGTATCGGGTTAGTTTAAATTGCTTATCCGCTCTTTTTTTGTAAAAATCAATTGCTTGATCTTTTGTTATATTTTGTATGTCTGCAATTTTTAGATTTGCTAACGTATCTTTAAATTCTTTACTTTCTGGATTAACACCTTTTCCATCCCCAATAAGAAACTCTGCCCACGATACGGGAGTTATTCCAAAGTTTGTGCCTAAGTTTCTTCCTACGTTTACTTTACCCCCTGTCCAGTTTCCCTTATCTTCCCGGTTTGACTGATACCCGCCTTCTTTTTTTAAAGTTTTTGTAATATATTGAGGGACAGACTCGGAAGGCTTTTCTTTAGGCCTTGGGGCAAGCATATCATCAGCCAAAAGGCTTTCGTACTTGGGTCTTTCAACTGGGTTTCCTAAAAGACTACCAATCATATCTGCTAAAAGCATACTAGCGTCCCTTTGCCATTGCTGCACCTTGGGCCAATGCGGCTTCACCTGTGCCGCCCAGCATCTGTGCTATCTGTTGTATCGCAGCTATGCCTACGTCTTGCGGTAGACCCTGCGTAGTTGGCTGTGGTGCTTCCTGTTGTACCTGTATCTTCTGAGGCCTGACAGTTGGCACCTCGTCCTCTGTAGGAGACGCTTGGTTTACTTCGCCTAGGTAGTTGGCTATAGAGGCAGCAACTAGACCATCCCTGGCGTTCATAACTCCCTTAGCATAATCTTGCGCTTTGTCCATCATTTTCAAAGCAGCGCCTGATTGTTCTTTGGTAATCTCAGCCGCTGTTTTACCAGATTGTAAACCCTGTACTACTTTTGTATGCACCGCTGTTCCGGGAGCAAACCGACGAGTAAAGTATATAAAGGCAAGCGGTTTTTGTAAAGCCCCTATGCTTAAAGATATAGTTTTTCTGAAAAGACCCACGGTGTCTTCAGCTACAGACAACGCTCCAGCAACGGGGTCTATGTTCAAAGCGCCTTTCATATTTAGGGCAAAGTCATCCACGCCTTCAAACAATTCTTTTCCAAATATGTAACGCATGTTTTCAGCATTGTTCAACGTAGCTGCTGACCAATCGTCTGCCCATTGTTTAATACCTAGCAGTCTGGCCTTGGGGTCTTGAGCTTCGACAGCCTTAAACAACCTGCTATAGTTATCTGTAAAAAGCATGTCCCTGACAAACTTGGCACTGTCGGGAGACACCTCTTCCAATGCTCTCAATTGTGTAGCAAATGAGTCTAGGTCAGCTTTAGACAAATTCATAGCAACACTGTTTACAGATTTGACAAATTGACCAGCTTCCTTAAAGCTCATGGTCATACCAAGTTCAGCAAGGGCTTTATCAACCTGTGCAGGACGACCATTAACAACATCCTTCAGTAGCTTTTTGTATTCTGTAAGAACATTGCCTTTAAAAATTTGATTAAGAGTTTTCTTAGACTTTTTCCCGCCGCCCATTTTTGTAAGTATAGTAGTCTCTATTTCGCCAATTGTTTCAAGAGCCTCAGCAGCAATTTTTTTAGGATTTCTAGGTCCGCTGAAAAGAATTTTGTTTTGCTGGATAAAATTCATACCAATAGACGAAAGAATTTCTTCCTTAGTTTCTAACCCAAGTTTGCCGCCTACAGCTTTAGAACCAAAAGCTTTGTCAAGTTTGCTCATCAATGTTTCAAACTCTCGACTATCCCCGCCTTTAACAAAACCTTTAATATATTCTTGAGCATTGTCTGTTTTTCTTTGAGCAATTTGAGCAAACAATCCGTCTTTACCACGATACACATTAACAAATTCGGAATATTTTTGATTTACTTTTTTAAGGTTGTCTTTAAAGCCAGCAGGGACAAAAGTTGATTTATCCATTAAATCTTGTAACGCTTTAGACATTTCTAAATTTATTCTAGCTTCATTAGCAGAAGACGTTTTATAAGACTTTTGGCGTAACCTTTGATCTGCCTCTAGCAAATCTCCAGCGGTAATTGTAGTACCTCGTCCCTTGTCAGGACGATCACCAGTCTTTTTGTCCTTCTTTCCCTTTACTGGTTTAAGACGGCCTGTTTTTTTGTCAATCTTAACGCGAGAAATAATACGAGAATGTAAAGGATTTCCAGGACCAAAAGCATTTACAACATCGTCTATTAGTATTCCTGTATCGTCTGATATACGGTTTAACAAAATAGATAGTTCTTTGTTAGTAATATCCCTACCACCCATAGAAGCAAACTGACCATAGTACTCATCACCGTCAAACGCTTTCTGACCAGCTTTGTATTGTTGTGTAAGTTTTTTTCGAGCAAACTCTTTAACACCTAACACTGTTGCTCCTGCTTTACCAATTTTGCCAAAAGTTGTCTTGTCAAAGTTTTTAATACTTTCGACAGTTTTTACAAGCATGTCCCGTTCGTCTTTGCTAAGAACAGTTTTTAATTTCCCTAATGTAACAATTTCATCATCACCTGCTCTGATAGATGCTAGGTAGGTGTTTTTGTATTTGTTTACTATATTGCCAGCACGGCCAGCAAACTCGTCTCCCGCTTGTTTAGCCCCAATGCCTTCTAGCTTGCTCAATAAGTTTCCTATGATAGCGCCATCTTCACCGATTACAGTACGGATACTCAACAACATGGCATCTTCTTTGCCAACTCTTCCTTCAACTTTTTGTTGTGCCTCTACCATTTTAGTTACAGTTGTGTTAGTGACTGGCGGTGCATTTGGATCAACTTCTTTAGCAGCTGCCTTTACCCTGTTGGCAATAGAACCATATGCGCCAAAAGGAGCGCCTAGGACAAACGTAGCGGCACCTATAAAGGCACCTTCTGTGCCAGCGCTTTTTAAAACCTCAACTGCCGATTCTTTATTGTAACCCTGTAGCTCTTGTAGTCCTTCAAGGCCTAGGGAGGCAATAGTGCCACCAGCGCCAGCAGCAGCAGACCTAGCTCCCAGGCCTAGTAAAAAACTACCGGGTACAGGTATAGCCAACTCAGCTGCCACTGCTGCGGCACCTATGGCTATCTCTCTAGTGGCATCAGCGGTGAGATCATATATGTCTGTGCTTGTACCGTCTAAAAATACCTTGCGGTCATCTTTAGGTTCAATTCCTAGGTTTCTGAGGCCTTGGGGAGTAACAAATGGTTTCCTAGTTGTGGGGTCAATGCCCCAATTACCTGGACCTACTTGGTCATCAAATACAGCTTTTATTTCTTTAGGATTTCCAGCAGTAAGCGCCTCTTGAAATCTTAGGTTAAGATCAGGCACACCGTCTCTGATGTTGTATTCGCGCTCAATGTCTGGCAAAAACCCAAGGTTGCCCATTTTTTCTGGCAAGGCTTTTATTAAGGCGTTTGTAATTTCACCATCGGACATATTATTCATACCGGGAACTTTAACAATAGAGCCATCGGTAAGAGTAACTGTATCTTGCATTTCAGACATTATTAATCTGTCCTTTAATTATTTCTGGTAAATGCCGGTGCTGCTGGCTTTTCAAAACCTTCAATTCGATATCCAAAATACTTCAGCTTACCTGCCGCATTGTACCTTGTTGATTCGGCCCTTCTCATCATGTCGTCTACTGTGTCTAATATTTGATTAGGACTTGTAAGAAGAGACGGATTAGCTAACATTTTATCTAAAATCATTGTTAATTCTTGTTTGTTGGCTTCCCTGCCAAATACTTTAGATTTTAATATTTCTGATTTTAAAAGAGCTATTTTAGCTTCTACTTGATCTGCTTTAAAAGAACCAAGGTTGACTCCAAAAACAGAAGCTAATCCTCTTAGTCCTTGTGCAGCTGTACCAGCACCGCCTGTTATAAACGCGCTGTCATTTAGCATTGATTTAATTTTTGATCCTACTTCTCCTATACGGCTAGAAGACGACAGCTGATCATATAGCTTACTAACTTCACCAGTAAGCTTAGGCATCTTAGAAGGATCAGGCATTAGTGCCTTTAGTCGGCCTGTCTCAGCTTTGAATCCTTCTAGTCCAGCTGCCTGTTGTGCGGCGGCGCTGGTGGCTTGCGCTGTACGGTCAGCAGCGGCAGCATTGATAAAATTGGTCACGGGTGTTTGCCCTGGTCCCATTGGTGCGGTAAACTCTGGCCGTGCTAAGACCCTAAACAACCCTTTGAAATCAACATTGCCTAGCAGTCCTGATATCATATCAGATGCTTCGTTAATTAAGCCTTCTTGTTTTTGGGACTGTGCTGTCTTCGCACCAAATGTGTAAGCTTTTGCCGTATCAGTAACAAGTTTATTTTTAATGTCTGTTGCCACATCACCAGTAGGCTTGTCCATCTGTGCTATAGCAAGGTTGTCTAATAACTCATCCGGTTCTATACCTGGTTGAGTAAACGGAAATAATGCAGACCCTGCACCAGATGCGGGTGGGCCTTGCGGCGCTGGGAGAGTGTTAACATTTACCTCATCATACCCCAAGGGAAACGGCATCGGTCCACTTGCGTTAGCAAATTCTCCCATACCGACATTATCTCCAACCCTAGCCCTTCCTAAAGCTATTTGTTCTTGGGTAAAAGGCTGTCCTCCTAGCTTTTTCGCACCTTGATCCAATGTTTCTCTAAGTACTCCTTCTGGACCAAGCAAACCTTGCTTAAGTTTGTCAGTGCCTGGTCGCCGCACCTGACCAGTAATAGGATCACGGATCAGTTGTGGCGGCAACCCTTGATTAAGACCTCGGGGTTTTCTAAGTTGGTCTACTAATTCTAAGTTTGTAGTAGGAGTTTTTACATTTGTTGATTCTGGGATAATATTCTTATTACGCAGCATGTTCAAAATTCCAAGAATTTCTTCACCAGCGTCTCCCAAATTATCTCCCCATTGCTTCCAAACACTATTTTTTTCAGCCATCATTATCTCCTAAATCAAAGACCGTATTGAGGGTTTGCGTATACTTGATCCAAATACGTTACTCAACAATCCAGACACCATCTTTTGGAACTCTACTGATCCTTGAGGAGTGTAGTACTTAGGGGCTGCATATGGGTTTTTTTCTTCACTAAAACCTTTGGCACCTACTAAACCATCGTCAGCAAGCTTTAAACTTCCGCTGCTTCCCAATGGTTTAGGCCCAGAACCTTGACCACCTGGTAAATCTTTTAGCTTGTCTTTATTATTGTTTAACCAATCTGAAAAGTTTGACTCTAAAGGTGTAGCACCGTCACGGGTAGGGTTACTGATGTCGAGGAGATCGTCATCTTCTTCTAAAACATCAATGCCTTTAATGTCCAGATTTCTGTCACGCTCTGCTGCTTCTCTGTTCATTTCCAGAATAGCATTGACATCTTCCATGTCATCGAAATCACCACTTAGCACCATATCAGATGTTGTCATATCAGTGGGATCAAAACCTGTACCCGTACCGCCACTTATACTACCCATGTCTAAGCTCCAATCGCAGCATAGTTGACTCTCAAGTAGCCATCACTGCCCCTGATGACAGCCTCTGGTATAATGTGCTGTACTTCGTCTGCAATGACACCATACTCAGGTTGGTTGTTGACAATCTTCTTAGCCTCGTCTGTCCACTTCCAAGTGTAGAGCTTAATGCCATTGTCAAGTTTACCAACTTGTTTAATGTTAGTTTTAAGCCTGATATCTGAGCCAGCAAAGAACGGAGCCACTGCTGCTCCTGCGCTTGCAATCTGCGAGAACGGACTTGGCCCACCTGCAAACCCTTGCGAGGTAAACCCAGAGCTTTGGTTTTGGAAGGTTGTTGAAGTACCTAGACCAGCCAATCCACCTAAAAGGTTAGTCAGGTTGATCATCTGTTCTCTCTGTGCTTCTTGTGGCTGTTGCGTTAGCCTAGCTTGGTCTGCCAATCTTGCAGCATCTCTGCTTTCTAGGTCTCTACCCAAAGCTTCCTGCAACGATGGTTGTGCCAGTTGTGCCTGTAGTTGCTGCTGGGCAAACCCCGGCGCTCTATCAGCAGCACCTATGCGTCTATTCTCTGCTCGACCAAGTGACGCTGCCAATTGTTGTTGCACAGTTTCTTCTCTGTTTCTTGCTTGGTTCTGCTGTAGCTCTTCCAAGGCCGTACTGCCCATACCAAACTGTCCCGCTTGTATGGCTTGCGTCTGGGCAAGAAGCTTATCACGCTCTGTCAACCTACGGGCTTGGTCTGCAATAGTACCTGTTTCAGCCAAGAACAAAGAGTCTTGACTAGGGTCTGCCAATCCTCTGGCTAAATCAGCTTGATACAACTGTTGAAAATCTGGAGCAAAACCTGCTGCCGTCTGACCAAGATTGGCAAAGCCCTGCCTAGCTGCTAAAGTTTCAGCAGTGTCCTGGGGAACCAAAGACTGTTGAAACAATACAGGATCAGCTGTAAACTGTTCTTCAATCCTTGGCAACAATGTTTCAATAAAAGGCTCTACCGGAGCGTATGGCTTAACCTCTCCGCTGCCACTGGATTGAGACTGTTGAGGTAGTTGAACAACAGCTGGAGGAGGACTACTAAATATACCGCCCATCTTATAACCTCTTTCTTAAAGTTACCGTTTTAAACTCGTATCCTAAAGGAGACATTATTTTTTCCCAACCTCTTCGACCTGTCATTTCCCAAAACTCATATCCCAAGTCTTTATAATATTCTTCAATTTTAGGAGTAGCGTTTTTAAAATCAAACTCTCCGCTAATCCCTTCTGTCAATATGCCTATACTTTGAGGATAGTGTGCAAACCCAATTATAAAACATCCTTTAATCTCTTTATCTTCATCGTAGGCAATCCATAAGTCGCTTGTTCCCTTAACAACTCGTTTAACCAGATCATTAGCATTGTAAATATCAGAACATAGACTACGCTGTATCGTTTTCTCGAAATAGTCATAACATTTAGACAACTTTGAAAATAAAGAATTGTGTTTGTAATTTACAAATTTATAATTTAACCCACGCGGCAGCGGAATTTCTAAAATAAATTCCTTCTCCTGATCCAGGATTCCATGTACTTCCGTCAGCATATCTAATATCGCCTTGTTGTGGTTTATCAGGCTCTACATAAATTACGTCTAAGTGACCATCTCTTAAAAGGTCTACGACAATCTTAATTTGTAAAAGCATCTCGTCTACAAACTTAGGGATGTCTTCTAAATCTTGAGGGCAAGTTGAAGGATCAAACCTTAAAAACTCCGTCATCTCTTCGACACCACCTCTGCCTCTATAGCCATTCCAGATAGCTCAAATTGTGTATCAGCACTGCTTTCTATTTTAATAGCAATGTACCTACCCTTAACTCTACAGTCTACTTTAAAGTCTGAACCTATTTCAAAAGACACTGGATCATTATAGGACACACCTTGAAACGGTTGTAACTCAGAGCCGACACTTATGTTGACACTTCCTGTTCCTTCTATTCTGGGAAACACCTTAGTAACAGATTTAACAGCATCTGTGCGACCAGAATGTAATCCAATGCGTTCCAGCTTTGTTAAAAAGCTAGTCCCGTCAAATGTAGTTGAAGAGTCTGCTAGGTAAAATTTAGTATCGTTTGTACCACACATCAGTAACGAATTGATAACAGGGTTGTATGGTGCTTGCGCCCAGTTAAGAGTAGACTTTTCCCAAGTTGATGTAGACGCTGTCCAGGTGTTAGCCAAAACAGGATTTACAACACCTTTGGCAATGTAGTTGACATTTGGTAAATCCCTAGTAGACCAGGTGTTATCTTTGTAGTTCCATATGACAGCAGAATTAGGAAAATCATTAGTAGCGTTAGTTGCAGGATAGCAAATCCAAACTTCTGATTTGTGTTTGTTATGGACTAAAAATGTTTTATCAGCAGCGCCTGAGTCAATCTCTCCAAACAAAAACTCTCTAACTCTGTCTTCAATTACGCTTTTAATACTGTTGCCATTATGCAACACAACATCGTCAGTGGTCATTAAAACATGACGGCCATCGCCAAGATCAACCACAGCCTCTTTAGCAAACAATCCTGTATCTTTAAACTTTTGTCGTACTTGGAAGGTAAACGCACCGCCTACAAAATTAAGAGCGTATATACTATCCTCTAGGTAAACTATTAACTCGTTGCCCATTTGTAAGGCGTTTAAAATATGCCCTTCTGCTGACGATATAGAGGTCTCAGCAGATTGTGAAGCAGCACTCCCTGTGTTCCAAGTGTCTGTACCGTTGGTTGCTGCGCCTGCTGGTATAGCATCACTCCACCTAATTGTAAAAGGTTTTGCTGTACCAGAGTCAGTAAGATTGAGAGCAACTAGATGGTTCTTAAACGGTACAATAGATTTGCACTTCAAGGTAGAGGGCCAATTAGGCAAGTCTGTAAACACGCTACCGGCCTGGGTCAAACTCTGAGGTACATCTAGACCATTTGTTAAGACCAATACGCCACCCAGAACACCACCGCACCAGCTATTGGAAGTTCCTGACAATGTAGTGTAGGCCCCGCTGCTGCGCGTTACAGCTGCATGGGTTGTGCCTGTTATCTTGTGTAAAGACGTAGCGCCTCCATAAATCCAAAGGCTATTACTACCCTGTAAGAAATCAGTAGCCCACAATGGAGCCACTGAAGGTGTTCCTAAAACTTGAGAGTGGCCTAAAATTTTACCAGCTTTGCCGTCTACAAACCTAGCATTTTGAGCGTCACTGAAAAACATTGGAGGCATGTCATAGGGAGACAAATCCTTATTTAAGGAAAACGCTCCTGACTTAGAGGATATATCAAATATTTGTTTAGCCATTGCCAGTAGCTTCGTCAGTTGTCCATACTACATTTTTAAACTCTTGGAGGGTAATATATTTGTTATTTTCAGTTAGCAAATTTCCGCCTCCCTCTTGTATAATATTAAAATTATCAAGAACCCAATTAGTACCTCCAGGTTTACTGATCCTATTGCTTGCACCACCGTCAACTTCTATATCTGGAAACTTAGTAGCCATTACGCACCCCTACGAACTAGAGAACCAGGATCGCCTTGGACTGTCATGGTCATAACATTGCCGCCATACCTAGCTTTTTCTTCTGACTCTTGGATGCTTACCAAAGTTCTGTTAAAGATAGCATCAAATCTGGTAATTTCATCAGAATCATTTAGGAATATAGCACCTTCTAGACACGCACCGTAAAGGTACAACGATGGAAACTCTGCTAGGATATTATTGGTAGTTACGCTGTCGGACAATCCGGCAAGTTTGCTGTAATAGATTAACTCTATAGTATATGCTGAATCCGGTGTAGGAATAAGCTTTATTGCTTTTCCCATATTGGAATATGCTTTTGGGGAACCGTTTGCAGTAGTGCCGTATTCTCTAATTCCAGATTCTGGAGTCATGTAAGATAGAGAAGTGTTGTTATTGCTTGAAACACGGCTAACACTTCTAAGCTCAATTAAATCAGCTGGCAAATCGTAAAGGTCTGTTCCGGAAGTAGTGGTCGTATTTACCCTGCTTACGTTAGCTCTAGCTCTCAGTTCTCTATTGATACGATTTTCAGTAAGCGTTATGAAATCAGGGATGACGCTTGTAAGGTCGTCCCTGTTGAGATAGTTTGCTACAGATGTTTTGAGTTCTGAAAACGTAGAAAGAGCCATTACAGTTTGCTTTCATTAGTCCTAAAAAATCTATTCTCAGGATCGTTAAGAAGCTGTTTAATTTTAGGCCAGTCGTTTTTATTCATAATATCGACGCCTAATTCACGCTTCCATTTTTCAATAACCACCAAAGGAATACTGGCTACTTTACGCATACCCGCTGCGTTCTCACCAATGCCATACATAGAATCGTTGTTTTGTTCTTTTTTGTTAAGCTCTATGATAGGCTGTATGTCTTGTACATTATTAAGTATAACCTTGTCTTCACCATGATCATACTTAAACGTTGTTTTAATAGGGTCGTTCATGTTTACTCCTAATAGAGGGAGGGAATTACCCCTCCCCCTGATTAGATTACGACAAGTCGTACACAGCTGCGAGAGCTTTTTCGTTTTTGCAAACAAGAGTGTACTCAGCGATGATCGCACGTTGCTCACCGTCAGACGTACTAGCAACTTCACGCTGGAAGAACGGACGTAGATAAGCTACGCCGTAGTACTCAGGATCAAGAAGCCATACATCACGCGCCCGTTGGAAGCGATTAGGTACAACCGCCATTTCACCAAAGTCACTGACGTAAACATCCATGCCGCCAATGATGCGCTGATCAGCAACGTCATTAAAGTTACTGACGCCACTGCCACCACCAACACCAACAAAGCTGGAGAAGGTTTGTTTTTGGGCAGGAGCCATCATCAAATACTTAATGTCAGCGCCTTCGTTATAGGAAGACAGGATTGCCGCTTTAAGAAGGGCTTCGGTAAACGCACGGGCCGTACCGTCAGTACGAACCGCTGCACCCGCACCAGCACCGTTGGCACCATCAGATGCCTTAGAGATGTTGGTGTTGACCCAAGTAGTCAATGAACCAAGCTTACGCACGGTAGTGTCAGCTGCCATTGCAGCTTTAGCTACATTGACGCCAACCATTGCACGTTCCATGTCGCGCTTGAGTTCTTTGGAACGCTTGGACATTTGGTAGGCAAGCTCTTCCTTGCGTCCAGCTTTTGAAACCGCATCAAGCGTACCGGATACCAGAGTCGTCTTGAGACTGATCTGACAAACGTTACCAACACGAGTAGTAGCTGCTGGCTCTGCTGCCGTCAGCGTTGCTCCTTCTTCGTGGAAGTTATTGGCAACTGCTGCCAAAGAATCAGTTTGCCATTCGTGACTAACTGCAACCGCGTCTGAGCGACTGCCCATCGACATGAAAGGCGTGTCAGTTGGGGAAATATCGTAAATTACATTTTCCAAGTCTTCACGAAGACCCTTGGAGGAAAACGTAACGTATACACCAGTTGGCTGTGCCATGTGTAGTTACTCCTAAAAGGTTATGAGATTAAATCCAGAAAAACATTTGCAGCATCTTTAGGATTACCTGTTTTCGTCAACCTCTCTCGTTTAACCTGGGCAACCTTTTTGACTTTTTGCGTCTTAGTCTGAGGTGTTCCTGATTTAACAACTCTGGGAGCAATTTTAACTTTCTTAACCCCTTTAGCTGCATTGTCCTGCATCATAGCTTTGTGCAGTACCATTACAACCCTGTGGTCAGTGATGCTATCTATTTCATTGGACGGGAAACCAAGACTAAGAGCATAGCTTCTAAGATCAGATTTTAATGTTGATCCCGGCTCAGAGTATTCTGGTAAAGCCTTGGCTAAAAGTTCTGCCTCTTGCTGTACCTTCTGAGATACTATATCATTAAACTCTTGCTGAGACTGCTGTTGCACTCGGGCACGTTCGTTATTCAGCTGAGTTATTCTGTCTTTGGATTCTTGATACTCAAGACGTTTTTCCATGTATTCCATAGGATCATCGTCTTTTAGTTCCTTCCAATCAATGTTCTCAAACTGCTGTAGTTCGTAGTTTTGAGTTTGAGACATTTGTTCCAAAACTTGAGAATACTGTTGACGCTCGTTTTGGACTGCTTGTAGATTAGCTTCGTAAGCTTTACGTTGCTCTGCTAGAGATTGCGATTTACGGGTGTAGTCCGCTTGCCGCTGATAGCCATCTCGTAGCTCGTCCAGTGTAACCTCAAATTCCTCACCATCTACTTTAACAGTGTAGGCTTGTGTGGTTTCTGTAGGAGTTTCCTCGTCAGCTACCTCGTACTCGTCTACCTCTTCAAACTCTTCCGCAACTTCTTCTTCGGCCTCGTCAAAGGCTTCAGCTTCATACTTTTCTGAGTTATCAATGGTAGGTTCTTCGATTGTTTGTTCCGGATTAGTGTTTTCCTCACTTCCAAACATGACATCGAACATGTTAAGTTGTGGCTGTTTGACTTCCCCTTCGGGATTAGTCGGTGCCTCACTCATTATTTCTCTCCGTTTTCAATTTTGTCGTTATGGATAAAAGCTTGCAGGTCTTCCTTAACGGAACTCAAAGCGTTTAGCTTCATCCAACAAAGTTCTCTTTCTTCTACAGTATCAGCTATTGTCCATTGGGATATTAGTCTGCTACTTATGTTCTGTAGTGTTTCCTTAAACACCGGATTTTCAAGAATCACACTAGCTTGGCTAGCTTGTTCTCTTGATAAGGTTGATGGGTTAGCCATTGTTATTTAAATAAACCTTTAAAAAATTTAGTTGTCTTATCTACAGCTTTTCCCATAGCTTCTATAGTTTCTTCTCTGATAATAGTTTTGGGGTCTGTTGTATAGACTTGCTTACCTGCTATTGTTACATATCGTCCAGGTTTTTTAGTACCTTTTTTCCTTTTGTACGGCGTTGTCATGGCTAGCACTTACATTCTGTACAGCCACATTCAATTTTGTTTCCTAATTTCTTTTTTTTCTTTTTAGGTTTTTGATTGTAAGGTTGTCCTGGGGGCATTTCAATCACCATTTTTTGCAAGACCAGTAGCGTGCAGTTAGCTTACTGGGTGGGTTAGAATCGCAGCGGTGCCTAGCTCTAAAGCTTTTACGCCGCTTGGGTTGGTCTTTTTTAATAGACATATTAGGATCACCAAATCGAATCAGGCGAACCGTACTGCCTTGCTTTGCCAATACAGCAAACTTTTTGTTTTTTCCAGAGGTACGCTTAGGCTTGTTGTATCCAGAAAACTTTTCACCTCTGTAATCAATCGCCATTTTAGGTCTTTATAATGTAGTTAATGGGTTGCACTTTTAAAACAGCTGTTCCGGAAGATGCGGTAGCTGTTTGAGAGGTTCCTAAAACAAACCCGCTTCCGACACCTGCTGTAAAAAATGTTCTAAAATCTGGAACATTAAAGTTACCACCTGATCCGCCAAAAGTAACCCCAATTATTCCAAACAAAGCAGAATATGTAGATCTTGAAAATGATGACCCGTCACATAACAAAAAGTCATTTATGCCGCTGATTGTCTGAGTCGTAGGTATTGAGTTAGATGCGTACATCATAACCGTACCAGTTTCAAACCCTAACTTGTTCATCTGCGCTGCTGTTGGGTTAACAGCCGCAGTGCTTAAATTTGGAAATTGCGTCTGAAGGACAGTTTTTATAAGACGAATATGATCGTCACCTTCAGAAATGTTATCACCAGCAGCTGGATTGGATGTACTTAGCTGGCTGATGTAGCTGGCAGATTCTACTGTCATTAGTCTAGTCCTTAGTTTATTTTACCATTATTCTCAACAGTTGTCAAGCTAATGTGACATTTCTTTAGCACTGGCTGGTCTGCCTTCCGCTATAATATAACCAGCTTTTAAATCTGTCTTAGGATCGTGTAGTTTTAAAATAGAAGTTTCTTGTTTTTTATAATCTGTGTAACTTGCTATGACATCGTTTATGCGTAGCGTAATAGGTGGATAAACAAAGCTACACTTATTACTAAATTGTTTAATTTTTATGGCGCTGGCGTATTTTAATTCATTTTTAGAATCTGCATAAGCAACATCCATTATGTCCTCTTCTTCGATACATATAAAAAACACTGTAACTATATCACCTTTAGTCCAAGTAGTTGCTACAGCTGAGTGCAATGGTATAGCAAGAAATGCTAAAATTAAAATAAATATACGCATTTTAGTTCCTAACCTTTGACGCCCTTTTATCCTCTAGGATTTTTAACAGTTCGATCATATCGCCATGACTAATTACCCATTTAGAATGGCTTGTTGTTTTAATAACTTCTGGTTTTTTCTCAGTTGGCATTAAAAGTCTTTCAAGGGTACTTCTGCCCATCCAGATGTTAAGTTAATTAGACGCAGGGCAACAATAGTGTCAGCAGCGTTAATGGCTGTTACAAATTCTTTTTCCTTAGCATAAGAAGCTGCAACGTGAGCAGCAACAGCAGTCTTTAGAGCGTCCATGTCTGTATCAACAAACTCAGAATCAGAAATAAAAGTTTTCTCGTCTTTAACAACTGTGGCAGCTGCTTTCCAGGCAATTGTTCCAGTCATGCGACTAATTGCAGATTGTGAATCTCTGTCTGTTGCATAAAATTTATTATTTAAAAATATTCCACCATTTTCTACTTCATATCTTTTTTGAGATACTTCGGTTTTTGCTAATACTTTAGCAGATTCTATAGAAATATCTTTGGCAGCGGCAGTAATAAGCCACTCGTTATTTTTTACTTCACCAGTTTCTGTACCCGCTACTTGATACTTGTCCAAGACTGGTTTTGCAAACCCTACATTCCTTAGTGTTCCAGAGGAAGTATCAAACGGCAACTTTGGTTGCTTATTACCAACAAGCCCTATCATTTCTTGTAGTTTTAAAGTCCAAGACCCTTGATAAACAATTCGTCCACTCGATTCTAATGCAATCATTGTTGTATTTCCTATCGTCCGTAAATCGGTGGTAAGTCACCGCCGCCCGACAACTCGCCGAGCGAGATATAATAGTAGGTGACGCCACTGGCATTCTGGTCGCCGTAAGCGTCACGTATTTTGACCGCACCCGAAAGCATGTCGATTTTTAAACTGCCAGTTCCTTCGGCTTGCCCGTCGTTCCAGCGCGTGTAATTTCCGTTCTCGTTGTAGCCCGGAGATTTGGAGTTATTCGTCCAAAAACTACAGACCGCCGCAGATCGTCGCGTGAACAATGCACTGGAGTGTGGCAAGGAAATATATGGTCCAGCGCCGCTGTTGTTGCCGATATAGGTCCCCATCGACGCCAGACCGCCGTCCTCTAGCACGAGGTAATCGTATACGCCTTGAGCCACGCCGGAATCGATTGAAAACGAGGTCGTGGTGATGTCTCTGATCGCATCGCTTGTGATCTCGCCAGCATCACTGTTTAAAACCAAAAGTTTCCCAGCGGCCAAGTCGGGATGGTAAAAATGAATATTTCCGTTAGCGCGTGGGAACAATAAAACCGCGTACCGGCTTGACGTTAAGCCGTGCGTTACGACTGTATGTCCGGTTGCAAACCCGTGGCTCACTGCGCCCGCCGCTGTTCCGGCGTCTGGAGCAATCCGAATTGCATGGCTTAACCAGTTGTTGGTGCCGGTTTGAGCGCGAATGTCTTGATATGTTGCGGTGGTGGAAACTGCATACTCTTTATCGTAGTCGTTAAACCGCCACGCCCATGTTTCAGATGCAGTGCGATTCTTCTGAATTTCAACGAAACTATTCAGCGAGGTTCGTCGTGTTGGTTCAAATACAGCGGCGGTGGTGGTTGGCAAATACGTTCGTGGGGAATTAAATGTTTTCTCAAACTGCGCTCCCCAGACATAGATTTCGTCTACATTACTCTCTGATGCTACATATGCTAAATTCCCATCACTAAGCGCCGGTTGGATACGTAAAATCGGAGCGCCGGGGCTTTGTAACCGCATAGATGCGGATATGCGATACCAGCCATTGCCTACGGTTTCGACAGCAAACGCAGGTTCTGCCGGGACATTAAAATCGTTATTTGTGCCTATGGCTCCATTTGTTAAATTTACAAAACGGCGAACGCCTTTGGAATTAACTGAGTTATAAACAGTTACAGCAACAAACGATAACCGTGCGGCCTTTACATAAAAACTTCCCGTGATAAATGTACCAGCTAGTTGTGTCGACAACGTCTGGGATAAACGCTTTTCTGAGCTTACAGAATTAAGAGCTTGAATACCTTCAGCCGTTGTTGTGCCATCGGGAGCAACGGCAACATTTGCTGAAACCCCACAGCCTGACTTGACCCATGTTGCGTTGTCCATTGTTTGCGATTGCAAAGCAAGGTTGTGATTCATAGTATACTGGCTAGTCTTAATAACCGGCGATGCGCTGCTCCGCTTTTCCATCTGCGGGTTGCCAATTCTGAACGTCGCGTCGATTGCTCCGCTGCCATCCCAGTTGATGTTCAGTTTTGGCGTTACTCTTGCGACCGTTCCACCACTGGAAGTGGTTGTGGGCGCTTCGTACCTGTTCAGCGCAGACGTTGGTGTAATTGTCAACGGAGCCGCTGCGGTGATGTAGCCGCCGGTTATTGTCCGGTCAGCCCGAACAAATTGAATATTCGTAATGTTAGTCATCGAACCAGCTTGCAAAGCAATATAGCTCGACATGGACCAAAGCTGGCTAGGAGATGTCAAAATGCCGTCAGCCACTCCGTCGAAATTTATATATGGATCAGATGTGGGCGTACCAGAAAATTTAATATCAACGTATTCAACGCCATCAGCAGTGACGCCGTATCCAACTGTTTCCACAGTTGTGCCGTTTCCGTACACTCCCCAATGCGTTGGAGCCGTCCCCGGCGTTCCAGCTAACACACCTTCCATCGTATTGTTGCGGATATAGTTTTCAGTGGTGGTGTTGTCGATTAGGTTAAGCTTTTCAGAATACGGCAGACTTGCAGCTGTGTTGGTGTAGGTCGGCACATAAGTCGATGGCGTAGTGGCACCGCTTTTTGCCAGTTCAAGCTGCACACCCCAAACGTACAAACTTTCGCCCGTCCCTGACGTTGAGCATTCAAATGATACAAAAAGGCTATTTGAATTATTCGGAACAGCAACATAGCTGATTCGATACCAGCCGTCGCCGACATCTTCGATAGTTGAGCCGCCCGCTGGACTCAAGCCACCAAAGTTTTGATTATACGTTACAGCGGGTACACCGGATGTCCATGTGATCCAAATTAAATTGGCGTAAGCCGCTGCCGACTCCCACATCCACATTCGGGTGACGCCGTTACTGACAGACACATTTTTAAAGTACGCCGAATGAATATAGGTAGCACCGCTGGTCAATGCATGGCTTTGAACCCTTTTACCGTTTGTTGCGCTTCGGGCAATAAGATCGGCAGTAACCGCACCATCGATGGGATTAGCAGCTTGATTAACGGTAACAGTTGCGGCGTCAAACCAAGATGCGGCGCTTAAATCTTCGCTGTTCTTTATGAGATTTTCAGTCGGCGCTACCGCCGCTTCCGTACCCAGCGTGACCGAAAAATTGTCTACGCCTTGTAGCTCAGGTGTTGGTAGGTTGGACGAGCTTAATTGCACAAAATTTGCTGGCGCTGTGTAAGCCCAAGAGCTTGCCTCTAAAAAGATTTGCTCCGTCGTCGTCCCGCTGACATGCGAAGCACCTGGTGCAAACGTCCAACTGTCAGACGAGACAGTTAGCAAATTGGTAGCAACCGCATTGCTACTGCTTGTTAAATCAGTGTGGCTGCTTCCCGAACTGTCATACCAAACGTTGTTTTTGCCGATAAACAGCCATCCGTTATCCATGTCCAGACCAAACATAAGACGATCACCATTGCCATATGTCGTCGATATGCTTGGTGTAGCGCCTTGATGCGCTAATGTTCCATTTGATACCCAGAGGTAGCCGTCAGTGGCTCCTAATGCCCAATCGGGCGCAGCTTGATCGTCGGCAGGGACAACCCCGTTGTAGCCAAACCAAGTTCCGGTCGTACCTATCAGCACCTCTGCATAAAATTTGCCGCTACGCGTGAAAATTGTAGACGGTACAACTGTTGTGCCGCCGGTGTGCGTGAGCTTGGTGTTGCCTTCGGAATATGCAATTGAGGTGTTTGGAATTAGCTTATTCAAAATTGCAACGTCATTTGACGGCGAGCTGCTGCTTTGATTTGCCGCCGACATGCTAGTCGGTGTGAAATTGTTGGGGACGACGTTAACCGCAGCGGTGCTGGAAATTTTACGATAGGTTGACAGGCCGCCCGTTTCAAATTGAGCGCCCCAAATATAAACAGTTTCTGTTCCGGCTGGTGTGAAGCCGCTGGTGCCAGATGAATTAGCAAAGGCAATATCAACTATAAAATTTGTAATAGATGATGCTTGTGTGTATGTGCTGTGGATTCGATACCAATTATTACCTACGTCTTCATAACCAGTTGATTCAATATCAGACGTGACTCCTACAAATGTTTTAGTATCGAAATCAAATGTAGCTGATCTGCTGTTTGGTTGACGGAGTTGAATGTACCGATAGTTTATTTTTTTAACGTAGCACGACAAAGTATACTTTGTTGATGGGACAACTTCAGCAGAAGTAAGATATCTTCGAGCAAAAAGACTGCCGTGGAGCGCGTTGCCCGCTGTCGCTAGTTCAGCTGTTGTTGTACCGTCTGGCGCTACAGCTTGATCGGCGGTTATGGTCGCGCCAGCAATTTTGCTCCAATACGCATTGTCAAATTCTTCTGTTCGCAGGAGAACATTTTTCGGCGTAGGCACGTATGGTGACAACCCGCCTTGTTCGACTTGCATACCCCAAACGCCGACAACATCGGTTCCTAGATACCCACCGTTCGGAAAAACGTTTACTCTGAAATCCGTAGCAGTAGCGTGTGTCGTGACTTGAAACGAGATGCGCCAGATGTCGTTGCCTACATCTGTAAAGACAGGAGTACCTGTGCCGGTAAAATGGCTTTGCGTAGGCGTTCCGCCGGACCAAGTAAATCCCAATTCTGCCATGTTGTTGTATGGCGAGGTTGGGTTGATAAAGCTGATTATGGGCCTGTTGGTGCCATCATGTTTGAAATACCCCGAGACCGTGTAGACTGATGAGGTCTCGACTACGCCGTGTATCGATTGTCGGTTTTCCCAAATGTTCGAGCTGCCAGTCGTAACCCTAAGCGTGTCCATCGTTTGAGAGCCGTCTGGCGCAACCATCGCATTCGCTACGGCAGTCGTGCCGGAAGCCGTCCACTGATCCAACTGTTCAGAATAAGCCAGTAAATTATGCGGGCGGCTATCGTGACCAAGGTGGGCGCTGTCACTAAAATCTAGCGCGAAACTGTCCTCACTGAAAGCATTAGCGGCCAGTGTTGTAATAGCAGCGCTGGATTTTGGGCCGAATTGACTGCCACTGGTGCCAAATTCAAAGCTGTCCAGTATGTCTGTCACGGCAGTGGTTGACTGAATAGATTCACCAGCAAGAAACACTGGCTGTGCTACGTAAGCGTAAAGCGGGTTTCCAAGTGATAGATCAGTACCAATCGCTATGTTACCGCTGTGTCCCCAAACGCCGGGTGCTGCCGCCAGTGCAGTGCCTGATGTGAGCGTTAAAGTTTCTTCTTTGATACCATTTACATAGAGCTGAACCGAGTCGGTCACGGTTGCGTCGATGCTTAAAATTAAGTGATACCATCCGACATCGCGAAATACCCCGTCTGTTTGGTAGGTTGCGTTTGTCCCCGCTACATCGTCAATGTAAATTTCTATTTTGTGGTCGGCGTGGAATAAGAATTTATTACCTTTCCAAGAACCACCATAATTGGCTATTCCGTTAAAAATCGTTTGATCGGTTGCCGAGAATTTTGTGCGCTTTATCCACGCGGCAAACACAAGTCTTGGTTGACCAGTACCATTGCCAAAATTGGTTTTGGTAAAATAGTCATAATTTTCCAACCACACCGAGTCCTCGATGAGCGTAGTGTCAAACCCGCTCGCGGATTTTGAGTTGCCCTGGATAATCGCCATTAGGCAAACACCGCGCTGGTGGTGCAATACACATTCGTTCCATCGGCTATATAGCTGATCCAATATGTGCCGGTTTTCGATATTGTGCTGGCTAGATTGGCATCACCCTTGGTGTTCGCGTGCAGGCTAATCGTGTGATTGCTCGCATTGACGAAAATGATATTGCCACTCTGCCCGTTGGCAGCGGCGATGTTGGTGAACGTGAGCGTGAGATTTCCGGCGGTAGTTATTTTCCAGTTATTCGTTACGGCGAGGTCCAGTGAGCCGTCATTATCAGTGGTGATAGTGCCACGATTTGCCGCCGTAAAAGTTTGGTCTGACGCCAGCGCGGCGATACCCGCACCGCTTAAAGTCGTGGAGCCGGTGCCACCATTTGCCAGCGGCAAGG